CAAAGGCGAATCCATAGCAACCATATCCGCTCGGAGTCGGCAGCGGCAGCTTGCTGGTGCTCAGCGTATTCCAGGTCGTGCCGCCGTCTTGCGTGTAAAAAACACCGGCAATATCGCCAAACCAGCAGACATCTGGATTCTGCGGGTCGATGGCCATCGGCGGCCCCGCCCCATTTAGAGTTCCGGAAACATCGACGTTTGACTGCGTATGAGCCGCAGTCTGTCTTGGGAATGTCCCGCCCGCATTGTCCGTCTGATTGACGAACGTCACGCCCTTGTTGGATGACTTGTACATCATCCCGGCCCACAGCATATAGATGACGTTGCTGTTGCTGGGGGCTATCCTGATTTCAAAGACACCGCATGACTCGTAGAAATTATAGATGTCCCCGCTGGCGTGGCTATACATATTCGTAAAGGAAAACGCCGGGTCGCCATTTGGTATCGGACCCGGCTTAGTCAATAGCTGCCATATACCCGTCCCTCCGGCATTGCCGGTGGACGGAGCGCTTGAGTTCCAAACATACCCACCAAAAACGTCGATCTTGCAGACCAGAGTTCCATCATCGGCGATGTCGAGATCGCGGGTAAATCCGCCACCTCCAACTTTCAAAGTCTTCCATGACAATGCCTGCATAGAGTATCCAGATATTTTCATATTTACAGAGAAACATTCATGAGGTTGCCATAGAGACTGGCGTTTGAGTTATTGCTTATGGCGTTACTGGCAATCGAGGTCGGGAAAGCAGAAGTTTGAGCTGTCAGTGCCCCATTCCAAGGAACCATAGTTATGCTTGTGGCTGTCGCTGTCTGGCCAATCAGCTTTAGATCAGTGTTGAAATTTGTCAGAACGATATTTGAAACCGACGCAAGAGTGGTGGCCGTTCCAGAGGTTGTGACAGCAGTTGCCCCCAATACTGCCAACCAGTATTCTCCGGCGGAAAGAAGCGCACTCCCAACCGGGAAGTTTGCCAGAATTAGCCCGGTTACGTTGCTAAGCAAGTTTGCTTGGCTAACGGTTGTCCCGGCACTGGAGCTTCCTCCTGCCGAGCTAAATGTGCTTGAAGTCGATGCGCCATTAGTATCAATGTTGCCGACAAATCCAATGGTATACGACTGCGCCAAAGATGCCTGAGTGGCGTTCGTAAGAACTATGCTTACGCTCTCTGTGATACCAAATGACCAAGCGTTCGACACAGCACTTGCTAATGCCGTGGAATTCGCTCCGGTTTGTCTCGTATAAAATCCAACTGTTTCGCTGTATTTCCATACATTAGAGCGCGTTCCTGTGGCGTTTGTCGATCCGGAAACGGCAGCATTTATGCTGAGACTCATAAGTCGATTCATGCGGCATACTTGAAGTTGCCCAGGAACCTCAATGTGCTGTAAATACAATGACGAATTACCAAGAGATGACGCCGAAGAGTTTGGACCAAATTCCCAAGGCTCAAACTGCGACATCGGGAGTAACGCAGAAATTGTTATGCTATTTGAATTAGAGCTAAGACTAATGTTTGTCCCGGCAAGAAGGAACGACTGAACGGGCGCGCTTACTATAAATCCGCTATTGGACGCTTCAATAGATATTGCCCCAGCACCAGCCATACTTAAAGAACGGGCGTCGTACGTTCCGCTTGTGCTTACTGTTGTATTTGAGCTTGCATACACGCCTCCAGTCTGGTTAGTTTGAGTAGGGGCGCTAATTACCCAACCAGAGTTAGAGGCGGCTACACCAACGGCTCCGCTACCAGCAATACTGATATGACTTAGGTTGTAAGTACCACTTGAGGTCCCGAAAGTGTTGGAAGAGGCGTACAGAGTACCAGTGCTTACACCACCACCGCCAGCACTTATTGTTATGGTATTTGAACTCTGTGAGAGCGTGACGTTTGCTCCGCCAGCAAAAACAACAGTTCCGGACGAGAACGTTGTGAGTGTACCAGTGGTATTTCCAGATGCACTTACGATATTGGCAAAAGCGTCTACCGTTATACTAGAACCGGCTGACGATAATGTAACCATATTACCCTGAGTTAGAGTCGATAGTGCGATTCCTGAGATGGTGATAGTGTTTGAACTCTGAGAGAGAGTAACATTATTACCTCCAGCAAATACCATCGTCCCAGAGGAAAACGTCGTTAGTGTGCCGGTAGTATTTCCGGAAGCGCTAACGATGTTGTAGGAAATATTTGCCCCAGAAATAGTAATCGTATTTGACGACTGTGAAAGTGTAATATTATTACCACCAGCCAAAACAATGGTACCGGTCGAGAAGCTTGTGGTCGTACCTGAGGTGTTTCCGCTGATCTCAATGATATTCACGCCGTCGGCGGCGGCGGCAGGGGCGCTGATAACAACAGACCCGGCAGACATACCGATAGAAACAACGCCCTTACCGGCGAAGGACAGAGACCTTGCATCTACCGTACTGGACGAAGATTGGGCTGTGCTCTGTGAGGCGGCGTATATGCCAACGGACTGGTTCGTCTGAGTCGGCGCCGAGATTACCCAACCGGAGTTGGAAGCCGCAATAGAAATAGCCCCAGACCCAGCGATAGAGATCGTACGGGCATCGTACGTACCGCTTGATGTTCCGAACGTATTGGACGATGCATACACGCCGCCGCTTTGGTTTGTCTGCCCTCCAGCTGCCCCACTAATGACAAGTGAGCCTGCCTGCATACCAACGCTGACGTTTCCCGCACCTACAATAGACAGAGACCTTGCATCAACTGTCGAGCTTGAAGACTGACCAGTGGTTTGTGAGGAGGCATAAAGACCCATCGACTGGTTAGTCTGAGTCGGAGCACTAATCACAAATCCAGAATTGGAAGCGGCCACAGAAACAGCCCCGCTTCCGGCTATGCTTATGGTGCGAACATCAAACGTACCGCTGGAGGTTCCAAATGTGTTAGAAGAAGCATAGGCACCGCCAGTATCATTAGTTTGGACAGGAACCGAGATGATAAACCCTGAGTTCGAAGCAGCAACAGACGCGGCGCCACGGCCAGCAATACTCAACGACCTCGCGTCGTAAGTTCCAGAGGAAGTTCCAAATGTATTACTTGAGGCATACACTCCGCCAGACTGATTCGTCTGCACCGGAGCGGAGATGACGAAACCGCTGTTGGAAGCAGCGATACTGACAGCGCCAGAACCGGCGAGACTCAGGGTACCGGCATTGTACGTTCCGGAAGACGTTCCGAACGTATTTGAGGAAGCGTAAAGATTCCCAGTTCCGGCCGCAGCATTCGCACCGGAAACCGTAATCGTAACACCGCCAGCATCCGTAGACTGGCTGAGGGTCACATTGTTACCGCCAGCCAAAATAAGTTGATTGGCAACGGTCTTCGTTACACCGGCCGTATTACCGATGTTGGAGACACCGGCCGCGAATCCTGCACCACCGGCCCCGCCGATGATACTTACGGAGTTCGAGGATTGAGAGAGAGTGATATTGTTTCCGCCAGCTAGAACAAACGTCCCAGCCGGAAACGTAGCAAGAGTCCCGGCGGTATTTCCGCTTCCGCTTACAATATTCCCCCCGCCCTCTGCCGGAACCTCGACAGTCGGGGTGGCGAGATTGGTCATTTCGTCTTAGCCTATACTAGACTGAAGGACTCGGACCCTAAGAACGCCCGTCCCGGAGTTAACCAAAACTCTAACGGCTGCAATCGGAAGCTCATAAAAGCAGTCTATCGTTGCGCTCAGATTCAGGTTTCCAGTCGCGATAAACGGAAGCGGATATAAAGCCCCACCTAAGAGATTGTTCGGATCGTCATAGGTGTGCTGAATTGAGAAGTTTGCAGTCCCAGACACCAATTCAACAGCAACGCTGACATTCATGTCAGATGTAGCGTGCCAGTTAAGAACCTTCCACGGAGAAGACCCTACTCCATTGGTGCCAGCAACCGCCGTGGTCGCCACTGAACCGCTTGGGGTAATGCTCGTAACAGTCACGAAATCTAGGTTAGACTGGGCGTCCCCACCACTTGCTCCAGCGAATGTGTCACTGATGAGATTTCCGGTAGAATTAGTCCCAGTCACAGTCCAATTGATACCAAGGTCGTTACCTCCAGAGGTTACGATAACCCTGCGGCCGATGGCGGAGTTATTAGCCGTAGCCGCATCAATTACCACAGACGCAGACGTAAGCGTAAGTGCAGACGTGCCTGGACTCTGACTGTGCGCAATCGAATTGGAGACCGCTGCCCCCAATTGCTTTGTGAATACTAACGGCTGTGCCATCAGCGCTTCTTTCGGTCAGAGCGTGGCTTTGAGGGTTCGCCTTCGACGGCTATGGAGGGGAACTTACGGCGCACTTTGGCCGCAATTTTCGCCTTCAGTTCCGGATGAAATTGAGATGCCCTAGCCAACGCATTACGGGCGTGGCTAGGGTCATTAATCGGGAAACTGCGGTGTGGCCCCGCGAACGCGCTATCGGGCAGCGCGTTTCTTTGGGCTGCCTTTAAGCGTGCCATAGTGATCCTTAGTCGGACTTCTCGGCGTCCTCGCCAATCTCGCCCTTGGTCACCATCTTTATGCGAGCAGCCGTGGACAGCGGAGCCAAATTTGCGCCAATCCGTCCGCCCCTGGCCCGACCGCGCTTCCCGTGGTGAGCCTTGGGCTTGTCGCCCTCGCCCATTACACGGCCACCCTTCTTCTTCTCCTTGGCACGCTCCATCGCAGGAGAACCAACAGCATTGTACTCATGCTCAACTACGCCGCCATCCTTGCGGGCCATATGACGTGCTCTAGACATTACTTACTCCTTTTCACCCGGATCCGTGGGCTCGGTTAAACTTAGGTGGCCTTGAGGCCAATGAAGGTCGTGGTTGCACCAGAGGCGCTGATCTGGTTGATGTAAACCGGTCCAGAACCCGCTACGGCCGTGAACCCAACCGTGATACAGTTGTTCAGAACCAAACTTCCGCCGGAACTTGCGCTTGCTACAATGGCTGCCGCCGCCGCAGACTGACCAGAGTCAACACCCTGGAGGAAAGCGCAATCATCGAACAGAGCATAACGGTCGATTGCGCTCGCGCCCACGTTGATATGAGCGCTGGCCGACACGCTTGTCAGCATCTGGAACACACAGCCTCGGAAGATATTCCTCGCGGCGCCCTGACCAGAGGTTGCGTTCGCAAGGAACTCCATGGTATAGTTAGTTCCAGTCGCACGAACGGCGGTGTCTCCACCAATCGTGCAGTTCTCAAACAGATTTTCGTCACCGAGAACCGTTAGAGCCCTAGACCCAGCCTGCGCCGCAGCCGTAGCGCTACCAGTCTGGATGAAGTTGCAGTTCTTGTAGTAGTTCTGATGGTTGGAGTTCTCCCAGGCAACCTGAGTTGCCGCCTGAGCGATACCAGCGAAAACCTCGATGTTCTGGAAGATACAGCCAGAAGCCGTGACTTGCACAAGGGGGGAAACAGCACCCGTGGTAGCGGCCGTGTTCGTGATCGCAAGACGCGCCCGAGAGTTCTGCGAAGGCGCCGATAGCCCAATCATGTGGGTCTTGGCCTTGCTCCAGACCAACTTCGCCGTGAAATGGACCGAACCGGTCACAAACACAACGTCGTTGTTGTTCGCAAGACAGGAAGCGTGCGCCTGAACTAGCGTCTTAAAGGGATCCTGCGGACCACCAGTGTTGCCGTCAGACCCATTCGTCTCGTCCACCCAGAAGTAATTCCCAGTGAACGGAGGGACACCAGCAACGCCGAAAAGCGGCATCCCAAGCTGGGAGCCAATGTTCGTGTACGAACCATTGAAAAGCGCCATTTCAACTTCCTCTGTTAGACAGGAGACTCCCGCCCCTAGTCGTCGGGTTTATTCCATTTATCCAAGTACGAAATCACCGAACGAAGTATTTCTTCAGATTCACTCAGCATTCCAACGGCAACATTGCAATTAGTGCAAAGTAAATCTCGGACCTCTCCGGTATCGTGGTTATGGTCCACATTCAACCATCTTACCTTTCCGTTTCTAGTGCCGCGCTCCGGCTTAAAGCAGATAGCGCACACACCATTTTGAGCGGAAAGTTTAGCTTGATATTCCTCGATGCTTATACCGAACTTCTTTCGAAGATCCTTATCCTTATACATTTCCAGATTTTTAGCTCGATGCGCCCGATTATAGGCGTTACGACCTTCATTCGTAGAGAAATCGAATTCAGCCTCTACCCAGTGATGGTTATTCGGACCTATGGGAGATTCAGGATCCTTAGCAGCCAACCTATGTTGTGGCTTCGGTCTTTCTCCTACTGTAGTCACAAATTCATCGAAAGATGCCCACCCATGATCTCCGGCGGTCGCCTCTCTCCAAACCGCCCGCATCCTTATGCGAGCCATCTTATCGAAGAGACGGGCTCTCTTTTCTTCTTCGGTCGGGAAAACGCCGATTTCAGCGCCCTTCCGCAACTCTATTGCTTCATCAAGAGTCTTGCGGCGGCCTAGGTATATTCTGCCGTTTGCACCCTCAATGTGGACCCGCCAAGTCTTGCGGTCCTTTTCCCAATGAATGCCGGGAACTCCACTCGATATTCTCTGGTCCATGTGCGGTCTCCATTGCTGAAGACCGCACCGTAGCACACCTTTTATGGGAACGCAATACTACGATGTGGGCAAGGTACCCCAAATTGCGCGCGGGTCATTGTAATTGAACGAGTAGCGCTCCCAACCCTTCACCATGAGGTTATCAGTCGTAAAATCGACCTGCATGTCTATCTCAAACGGCTCGCGTTCGAGATACAGCAGTCCCGGCTGGTCCGTCTTGATGAACCATGGGAATGCGGAGGTGAAGAACACGTCCTTGACGTATTCGGAGACGCCGCCGGCAACGGTTGGCAGAACGTTGATGTCGTTCATTGCCGTTCCGGGACGGAGTTCCGTGCGCAGGAGGCGGAGGGCGGTTGGCTCGTTGTTCGGGTGAATAACGAGCGTCTTTCCCGTGGCCATCATACGGAGGCCGGCGTTGTCGTAGAAGCCGGTCTGGATGCTAATCATCCCGTTCAGGAGGGATGCTTCGTTCAGGTCTACGTCCGTAGTTGGACGGTTGGCCCAGGTTGTCGGACCGGATCCGCCGGCCGGCAGCGGGTGCGCGGTGTTCAAGAGCGAGACGCCGTCGCCACCGACTGTGGTGTCGTAGGTGCCTGCGTTATTGAAGACGGCAGCCGCGTAAATTTCCTTGGTCTGAGCGAAGGAGCGCTGGAGACCGAGGTTGGATGGGCGGAACTGGGCCTTGTAGAGGTTGTCCGCGATTGTATTACGGGTAATCGCGTAACCCAGGCCGATGCCGGTATGAAGCTGGTTGTAGACCCATGCTTCTCCCGAGTTGTTGTCGAATACGGTCTGGCCGCCGTCCGACTTAAGCTGTGCGAGAGGCAGGAAGCGCATCGAAGCGGTGCGTTCCTGGGCCATCTCTGACTTGCCCTGGTCGAACAGTTTTGGCCAGATTGACGGCCACTGCTTGTATTCACCCGTGACACCACGGAGGCCGGGGAGCAGAAGGTCCCGAATGGCTGCGACGTTAATTGCCATGGCTTAGACCCCCAATAGTGCTTTGTACTGCTGATTATTGAACGCCACGATGACGTTGTTATAACCAGTAGTGATGTCCGCGCCATTTGCCCCTGGAGGCGAGGTTACCAAGTTGACGACCTTGAACGGCAGCGTGTTCGTTGTCGTATAGGTGTTGGTCAGATGCATACCGGAGATGCCGGTAGTCGTGTTTCCAACAGGGGTTGACTCGACATCGACGCAAGTGCCGATATTGGCGAACCCGCAGGCCGTAGAACCCGCTTGGACCATCCACTGAGACTGAGGATCGTCACAGACGTAGCAATCAACGTCGGCGGCGGCGTCAGACCCCGGATAGTAGTTGTTGTAAACCGTCTTCTTCTGGCTGGTTGAGTAGTAAGAGCAGCCGAGGAAGATACCCACGAGGATCTTCGTTGCACCGCCCGCACCGTCGCCGTTCACCCATGGGGTGATATAACCGGCGGCACTGGACGAGTCGTCGCCTGAAATCCACATCCGGACGGCATCGCCGTAGTAAACGGCGGTGACGAATCCGGCTTTAATCTTGTACGGGGATGCACTCCCCGCTCGCGCGAAATTGGGCATACCAGAGGCGGTGCCCATCTGCGCAAAGCCATAAGGCCCTGACACGTTTGCCAATTTTTGCTCCTCACGTCACCGCACAAAGGCGGATCGGCCTGAATCGGTACTGCCTAAGCAGCTATGTTTTCTGGGGTTTCCGATTCGCGGCGCGCGACGGAGAGTCCAACCGGCTTGGCCGGGTCTTCGCTCACTAGCCTCTCAGCGCGAGAACTTTGTGGGCCTTCAACGCCCCTGCATGGAGCATTGGTTATTTTGATAGGGTATCGGGGGAATTACCCCTTTGCAACAAGTATTATTTATCCGGTATACCGGCTAATCATTAGTTATTGGTTGAGGCTCATTCTTTGCGTCTATGATGATGGCCCTGACGTATTCAGATACCGTTACGTTATTCTCGGCGGCAGTTGCTATAAGCCAGTCAAAGGATACCCTGTCTAGTTTCGCCTGTACCCGTATTCGATATGACTTTGGGCTAGCCTTTACTGGCAATTTTATATCGCCGTCCGTACATCATGCGGAGTAAGCCATTTTCCTTGACGCCATACTTCAGTTTTAATCTCTACCTCTCGCTCGTACTTTTCCTCAAATTCCTTTAGTTCCCGCCATGGATTTGACCTGTCTTCGACCGCCTGTATATCGCCTTCTATAATATCCCTTAGTACTCCAAGTTTATTTGACGGATACCCTGTATTAAGTGTATCCAGAGCAAAATCCCTTGCTGCCACGGCCTCTTTTTCGTTTGAATATGTATTGAAAGAGTGTTCGGTCTCCATTGTTACGCTGCCGTCTCTATACTGATAAAAACGCGCCTTTTCCAAACATGACCGAACATATTCATCGGATTCTTTATCCAACGCAGCCCATTGGTTCTTGTCCTGCTCTTCAAGCCACGAGGAAAGATACCGTTTGCCGTCCTTGGATAGAGTGCTTGAACCATCTTTCTCAAGTACGGTTTTCCATTTACGGGTTCTTCCCTTTGTCGCTAATGGAACAACCGTAGCCACAGACCCAGCCACCGCAGACAAATCGGTTGCTGCGATGGCGAACGGTGCTAGACCTAGCCACGATAGTATCGTTCTGCGGGATATCATGCTTAATCCTCAATTGGTACGGGGCGCTCCCAAGTCTTCGTCACACGCGGCTTCACTGAGTCGTGGTCCCTCGTAAGAGTCCCGTCAGGTGTGGCCCCGAGGCGCTGTTCGGCCTCACGTACCTGCCGGCGGGCGTTTGACCGCATCTCAGTACGGGCTTCGTTGGTCAATTCGACCGGACGCTCCATGAGAATCAGGCCGTCCTTGATGATATGCGGCTCCTTGTATCCCGGCGGAAGTAGGTCTAGGTGGCGCTTTGGATCCACCGCCTCCCATCCCTGCTCTCTCATTGCCGCGATGTAGAACGGGTCTTCCTGTCCCATCACGGTGTAGCGCTTCCACTCGTAGCTCGACCCTTCCGGTATCTTATCGAGAGGGAAGTAGAACCGGTCCTCGTTGATCTGCGAAGTCCTACGGCGGCGGCGAGGTGCAGCCTCTGCGCGGACTGATTCGTGGACGGGCTCGTGTACCGGTTCACGGTCAATGGTGGGAGGGCGCTTCGGGCCGGGGCGAGTGATTTCCGGGGGTTGGGTAGTTTCAGACATCAGATGGCCTCTTTCGTGGTGGGAATAAGGTCTACAAAGTAGAATTGCCCCGGAAGTACTCTGTCGAATGCGTGCGGGTTGGTTACGTACATGGTCAGATTTGCGCTTGGTGTCCATTTCGACCATTGGGAATTGGCCGATCCTTCCGGTCCATAAGCTGCCTGTAGAGCAATTTCCTCACCGACCTTAGCCCCACTCTGGTCACAACTAGACTTCACGGAGGCAATTGACATTTTTAGGCGTAACTTTGCAGTCATAACGTCTCCTTACGTTATTAGGTAATTGATGAGGTCATAGAGGCCGAAACCCATGCCAACTATGAACAGAAGGAATGGAACGTAGATGAGGAACAGTATTGTCAGTTCCTCGATGTCTCTACGTCTCAATGTGTGACTCGGCCGAGTTTGCCTTCAGCCTCAAGCTCCAGGAGGTTTCTGGCGTACTGTCCGAATGCTTCCTTGTCAGTGAGGTGCGGGAACGATAGTTTCGCGGCCTCTCTCTGGTCTTTATTCAAGGTTACAGACCGAGTCGTACGGTTACCTGACGCGGCTGGCACGTCCCGATTCACGGGGGCTGATGGTTGCGCCCTTGGCTTTGGAGTTGGCTTTGGCTCGACCACGGCAGGAGTCACCTCAGCGGCGGCCGATACTGGAGTCCGGAGACCAAGCTTTTCCTCTATGGTCCGAAAGTAGTCGTCGCTCTCCAGGGTATAACCTGCCCTGATTGCTGCGTAGTGCCCTTCCATCATCGAAGCATTCTTGACCGGATCTCCTCCGACTTGTGGAACGGCGCATTCCGGGTGAGACCGTAGCCACGCCTGACTTCTGGGGGTGAACCCAGCCACGTATTTATCGAATGAGTTACCAGGAGCCTCTACACGTCCTTCCGTGACTGGACGCTTCGGCGCCAACTCAAGACGGACTTTTTCCGCTTCGAGTCGGTCAATCTGCGCGGCTGATTTCGAGAGAGCCACTTGTGCCGCAGAAGCCTTCGGGAATTCACCGGCTTCCATCGCGCGCTCGAATTCACGCTGAGCGGCCTCCTGTTGCTGCTTTGCGGCCTCGATTCCTGAAGTTACAGCGGTTAGCTCGCTGTTGTCGGCCCTTTCACGAAGGGATGCAGCCTCTTCCTCTTGTGCCCTGCGCGCTTCCTCAGCGGCGAGTCGTGCAGAGCGTTCGTTCTGAGCAGTCTGTTCTGCGGCCACGCGAGCGGCCCGCTCAGTCTCCGCTGTCTTTGTCGCGGCCGTAAGTGCAGCGGCGGCATCGTCTACGGCTGACTTGTCGGGTTTTTGCGTTACCTGAACCTGAAGTTTTGGCTCTGGCTTTGGAGTCTCTTCTGCGAGATCGGGATTGTCCGTCACATCAACAGTGACTTCTCCGTCATCGTCTACTTCGATTTCTGCGTCTTTATCGGACATATTTTTTCCTTACCAAACAACATCAGGGCTGGGGATACGCATACGGAGGTGCATGTCCTCGACCATGCGGCAGAGAACACCACGGACTTTGATTTTTCTGCCATCGCTCACAAACATGGCGCACCAATCTCCGACATTCACATCCATTCCCTTGAAATCGTAGTTTTCATCAGAGACAAAGGCGTGCGGCCCCTTCTTCAGGACAAGACCGGCCTTCCCTTGGTGCTCTGATTCTTTTCTCGTCTGGTCTGGAACGTACAGTCCTGAGGCCATCTGTTCTGGCTGTTCGTAGACTCCAAGCAAGACCCAGTTTCCGAACAATTCGATGTCGCTCAAATCACCAATCTGATCCAGAATCTGCTTCTTCGGATCGACCGTATGCTTCATGAGCATGTTAGGCTTCTTCAATGCACTCATTGATTTCCTCTTTTGTTTCAACACGAACCACTTTTATGCCAGCCTTCATGGCCTGACGTACGCAATCAGCGGTGCCATTCCCGCCCTTACAAGCTATAACCATGTCTGGTTTGTAATTATTGACCATGACCCCATTCCTGATGGGTCCGGCCGCACGTCCGTGCTCGCCCCATTGCGCTGGAACGACTACAACGGTCACATGCCTGTGTGTTTTTGCCCACTGCCCGGCAAGATTGTCAGCGCCACGCGCTCCGCCGTGTATGAGGCAGTCAATTGGCGTTCTTAGATGAATCTCGTTTAAGACTGAAAACAATAAATTACGATTATCGTAATCACGCCCACCGCATACAAGCACTCTCAAATCTGTTCGTCATCCTTCTTTGCATCACCGTAGCGAGCTTTCTCGATTTCGGAACACCAATCAAGCACATTACCTAGAGCTTGGAGATATCCAACCTCTTGACGGTATGTCTCGTAGTCTCCGCAGACTCCAGATGAAATCCCCGACATACGGTCGTCTATTTTTTCGGTGATGATTCGGTATAGCTGGCGGTGAAACGGGTCGTTAATATCAGAAGCCATTATTTCCCCAATTTGTTCAGAAGTCCGAAATCGACGTTCTTTGGGCTGTAGCCATATCCGCCGCGCTTGGCCGCCTCCGCATTGGCGGCCTGAGCCTCAATAGCCCTTGACGGGTCCGGAGACGGCAGTTGCACTACGCCGCCAGAGTCATAAGCCAGCCTATCCGCCTTCTCACTCGGTAACTCGTGATGGGCCGCTCTCTTCCCAACCATGGAGTTAAGTTTGGCCTCTCGGGAAGCCTTCATTTCACCGTAGACGGGGTGAGTCATGTTCTTGTCCTTACCACGATAGATGGTACCAGTGAGATGCCGCTATCAGCCCGGCCACACTCAGACCGATAATCAACGGAGGCCACGAGTTAATACCTTCCTGACTTGGTGCGTCACTAATCATGTCGGCGCCGATAATAAGCACGACGTATGCCATTGTACCGAGAGCAACAAGCCCAGCTACAATCAATGCCATTAGACGGCCTGCGGCTTCATGTGTGCGTTCTTGCCGTACAGCTTGATCTTCTCCAAGCGTCCAGGCCCCGAAAGAGCCCCGGCATGCATATCAACCTTACCGCCCATAGCACGGGCGGGAGTTAGGCCCTCTTCCTTGAGGGTCTTCTTGATTAACTCCTTGTCTTCCTTTTCGTCGGAGTGGACTGCACCACCCTTGGCCTTCCTCGGAATGGCTCGCCCATCCACCTGTTCTTTGTCTGATGGTGAGTAAGGGCCTCCCGTCTTACCGGCGCCAGGAACTGGAGGCCTAAGAACCATATTGTCATCAACCGTACCGCCGTCTGCACGGTTTACACGGCCGCCCTTCTTGTACGTACGGCCGCCACCGGCACGGAGCCCCGGCATACCGCCACCGGGAGGCATTGGGCCGGGCGGCATACCACCGGCCATAGGAGGGGGACCCATCGGCGGTCGTGGCGTCGGCATGACAGGAGGAGGGGTTGGGCCGGCTGCCGGTCCACCGATGGGAAGGGGAGATGGTCCGCCTGCGGCAGCGCCGCCCTGAGGGGCCACAATGACGTTAACATGAGTCGAAGGCTTGTGCTTCGTCCGACCGCCACGGGCGCGATTTACCGCACCTCCGGTAGCGTACGTCGGAATAGGATTGGTCAGGGCCGTCTTGTTCTTGCGAGAAGACCGGTCTGCGCGGGCCTTCGGAGCGCTGCCATTGTCACCGAACCCTGCGGACTCCTGCGGGCCGTTCTGGGTGTACTTGTCGGTTGAACCGGCAATATTGGCCGATGGATCTGCGGCGCCATAGTCCCTAGTCATGCGGTGGAGCTTGTCGCTCATCATGCCCGCAGCGCTAGACTTCATCGGATGTGCCATGTTACTTCCCTTTCGACGCGGAAGGCTTAGGTTTCGCCTTCTCCAACGCTATCGCGTGTGCCCTGTCTAGTTCTGCCTGATTGGCATCGTGATGATGACCTAAGGCAGTCGTGAATAAATCTTGCCGGCGACCGGCTATACCCTGTACGGCGTCATGCTGGCGCTGCAACTCATTCTGCCGCGCCTCATGATGATGTCCCAACCCTAGTTTGATAGCATCCGCGCGATTTGACAATGCCTTCATGCGGAACTGGTGTACCCGATCCGCCTGACGGTTTTGTTGGTCCGCCGCAAGGGCTTGGTTCTCTTGCTGCTGATTCGAGTTATGGATGACCATTTCCCTCGCAAGACCGAGTTTAGCTACAGACTCCTCTGATTGGAGCTTCTGCTGCTGATATGCGAGGGTTTGTCCAGCCAAGGCTGTCTTGGCTTGAGCCTCTTGCGCTTTGGTCTGGCTATCCTGAATCTTGGCCTGAGCATTTAGAAGGTCAGCCTGAGCGCTCATTGTCTCTGGATTTGGCGGAGCAGAGCCAGGAGGTGGCGGAGGCAGGAACAGAGTCTCGGCGTCATCGAATCCGAGAGTGTGCATGGCGATAAGATCGACCTTGTTCTGGTCAATCTGTGGATTTCCCTGTTGAATCTGCTTCAAGGCCGTGATTTTGAGGTATCTTTCGGTCTGCGAAGCAGTATTCGGATCCGCCTTAGGAACCAACTCACAGTCGTTGAGAGCCGCAATAAACATGGCGTTTTGGCGGTCTTGGGCGGATTCCTCGGCCTGGACAGCGGGAAGTTGTCCCATCTGGAGAGTCAGAGCCTTGAGTACTTTACTCTTCTTGTTGTGCCTCCAAAGAGCGGAGGGATCCTCAGTCAAGAGTTCCTTCAGCATAGCGAATTCCTGCCCTTGGGCCGTGTGCAGTCTCTTATGGACCGCGCTCATGAGCTTTGTGGCTTGCTCGATAAGGGCCAGAGTCGTGCCCACAGGGGCGTCTTGCTTCCCCTCACCAATCTGGAGTTCTGCCGTTCCTCCCACCCTCTGAGCGGTCGTAGAGATGTTATCAATCAACTGAATGAATACCGGGGACGGATCCTTGTACGGAAGCGGCATAACCGAGGCACGGATATCGTTCCCTACGGTATCAATCGGCATTCCACCGCCCGGAGGAATTCTGAATTGATTCGTCAACTGCTTGGCGAGAGACTTAAGGTAGAGGAATCCTGGGAAGTTCGCGAACATTCCCGCGTCAATCATCAGCCTCCATGCCGCAGTAACCGCCTTAGTCGCATTACCAAGAATATTAAGAAGACCAATGCCGTAAAAACCAAGGCCAGGAACGAATATATAGGCAACAATGCGATTGCGCGGCATGCAGAGATCATCCTCTTCACGCCAGTTCCGTCTGATTTCAAGAATCTTTCTTGCCTCTTTATCAATTGTGACTTTATATGGGAGAGGCAGTCCCGTAGGTTTCTTATCTTTGTCTTCGTGCTCAAAGCCCGGAACCTCGATTTCACAGTAGCACTCGTAGAGTTCTCTGTCTTGATCCGAAGGCTCAATGTACGTCGCAGGAGCAATTCCCTGCACTTGGTCGATTTTCTCCTCGATTGGATTCTTAACCGCTGGCATCCCCTGTAGAGGTAGATTAACGTCACGGTAGGCCCCGACCATTTGCATCCTCTTGAGGACGCTCGGCCGCATCATGATTCTGTGTGTAACCCTACCGGCACCATCGATATCCGTTGCAGCGTTTGAAACGATAAGGTCCTTGGCATCAATAGAGGCTATTACCGGCCTTCTTTTAATCGGACAGTGATACCCCTTCTTGAAGCCTATCCCGGAGAATCCCAGCATGAGAAGGAGTCTATCGGTGTCCGGATAGTATTCCTTCGCCACCGACGTTAAATAATGGTTCAAGTCTTTCTCAAGGGCCATCGCCAGAATCGTGGCTTGTTCGTCGCCTTCGCCGTCGTTCTTGACTTTAACGGGTCCATCCGCAGGCAGAAGCTCGCCACGGGCGTTAGCCTGGAACCTGAGGGTCGCCTCCAATAGAAGTGGATGGTCAACTGTAGACACTCCCTCGGCCGGGGCCGCGCCCGTCGCGGCAGCCCCTCTTGGTGTCTTAATCTCCAGTCCAAGCAACGAAATACCGTTGCTCATGTTCTGGAGCCAAGCGCTTCGGCTCTGGTCGTCCTGCTCTATGGCTAGGAGGAGTCTTTCGGAAATAGCACCGAGTTCTGATTCGCTCAGGTGCTCCGCGAGGTTGTCCTCGAACTCGCTTTCCGTCCGCGCAGTTTGCGGAGGTCCGATTGTAACCTCAACGTCACCGTTAGCTAACTTAACCGATGTAGTACCGCTGTTCGGGTCGAACTCAGGCGCAACGTCTTCCTCGTCAGTGATAACCGTAACGTCTCCAGAATCCACCGGAGTGGGATCGTCTGGGACCCGGTAATTATGTGAGCTTAAAGGATAGACGTTGGAGATGTTAGTTCACCTTAGTGTGCCTGTGCGCTCCTTTGATATGCACATTTATATGCTTACCCACTGATTCGCCGGCCCTTATCACACTAAGTAGGGCTTGGTATTTGTCCGGCGTAACGTCGTGATACTGATATGACCCACCGTGCTTGAATTTTGTTTCGAGCACCTTCAATTCGGGGTCGTACGCAATACTTTCGACATTACTGCTGGTGACGGGGATGTGATTCATGCCGCGACCGTCCGCAGCGCCGCCTCTTCCCCCGGATCCAATTCAACATAACATGAATGGTCCTTGAGGGGAAGCCTCATTATTTCTTCGCCGTTGTTACGGACCGTGCAATCATGCAATCCGTACAACAATATTGCAGCGCAGAAACCAGTCTCATGACCTTCACTGAATGCATCCATTACTTCAACTACCTCATCCATTCATCGTTGCCCTAACAATCGGAGAAACCTTCGGAGGCGTCTCAATCTCCTTCAGAAGTCTACTCGCGAGAGAATGCGCCCCAATGAACAAATCCCCCCTCTGCATCCCGGCATAGTTCAGTCCAAACCCACCCTGCGGCGGAGATGCTACAATCGCAACCGACGTGATTCGACCGGACTTCGCCTCAGCAAGAAACGCCTCAAGCAACTGTACGGCCGGATTCGGTAGAGATAACTGAGGTATAGGTGATGCTGATCCATTCATCATGCTAACCCTTATTCGTTGACTGTTGCATTCTCGGTATCCTCGACTCGATTCGACGACATTATAGCAGACTTCGGAAATACATTCAGTACCCCAGGCACCTTGTATGCCTCCGTCTCGGCGTCAATCTGAGAGGTCGCCTTCACCTCGACCCAGTCCTCGATCTTGCGGTAGACTCGGACGCGATAGAGGCATGGTCTCAATGCAGCACCCCATAGCTCTCCGCCACGCTCTCCTGCCGGCGGAAGTTCATCATGTCGTCTTCCATCGCGGCTGACATCTCGTCGCCACGCATGATGAGTCCAGACTCACGAAGCCACGATATCGCCATGCTAGCCGTATCCACCAGGTCGTCGTGGTCTGATTTCGGGAACGATTGGCACTGCGTCAAAACCATTTCCGCCCACCTTGTGTCAGGTGCCCATATCGTCCCATCAGCGAACAGCGGCTCTACAGACCACGCCCTAGATACCTTATCACCAGTTGGATCAATTAGCTCTACACCCCAGTTTTCTCTCGCATACAAACGGTTAATTTCCTGGGCAACGTCGCGGCCGCGCGTCTTGTTTTCAATTAGGAGGCGCTGTACCTTATACTTCTTGCAGGTATTCGCCACCCACTCGATAAGTCCCCAACTCTGCTGCTTGCGCTGCTCGAAATTTACCTTAGCCTCTCCCTGAATATATTCAACTGGAATGCCGTGCAGCGGTAGTCTTTTATTCCACGCGAACATCAGCATAAGGCGGCGATTTTTTGCTCTATCTATCCAGACACCCCACACCGTAAGAGCGTTGAAGTCGTTCTCTTGTTTCTCGCCGTACGAAGTGTCGAGGCTTGCGAGAATCAATTCCATGTGAGGAAACTCTTTGCGCTCCGCATTCCATACTAGCCCGTATCTTTCGGCCTCCTCGTGGTCCCAAAGACGCCAGTAT